AGATAATAATATTAACCAGCAATGGACACAGAGTTTAACAACTACGGAGTGGCAAACTCGTGTTTACACAGGGTCTGTCTATCAAGATGCAAGCATTAGAACTACCTCACACGGAGACCTCGCATGACAGTAACCCCAGAGTTTCAAGGCACACATCTATGGGATAGGCTCTGCTGGGCGAAGGAACACCTTGAGCCGCACCAGTCAGACTACCGTGTCGTGTACGAAGATAGCATCGACGAGTGTGCAAAGATACTCGTACCTGACCCGAACTGGATGGCGTGTGCGCTACAGGGCGGTATCCTGCCACCTGTCGAAGTTTATTGGGAACTAGCCAAAGATGAGGCACAGCCTGACTTTAAGAAGCACACACGCGGCTACCTGCTACACCAGACTGAGCCTGTCGGTCCGATGACCGAAGAACAGGCGATTGAATATCTGATTATGAAAGATTGCCCACAATCCGTATGGAAATCGTGGGATGAGGGCAACCGCCCGAAGATGGTAATCTGCAAGAAGTCGCAGTTACCGGGAACTCGTGAGTGGAGAAACGCTTGGCGTATCTCTGACGACTTAGACCTAGCAGCATAAGGAGTAAATTATGCCAACAACTTACATCGTAGACAAGGACGGGAACCAGATTGACGCTTCCACGGCTACCGTTCCATCTGACCGTCACTTTCGTGGTGCATGGTCTATTAGCGGAAGCGTAATCTCTGAGGACTTGACAAAGGCCAAAGAAATCTTCAAGGACAAAATCCGTGAAGTACGTGGTCCTCTGCTTGAGGCAGAAGACGTGGTGTACATGAAGGCACTTGAAGCTGGTGATACAGATGCACAGGCTGCATCAGTTACTAAGAAGAATAACCTTCGCAATGCCCCAGCAGCATCTGCTATTTCATCTGCATCTGATATTGCAGCACTGAAAGCAGCTTGGGATACAGGCGTACTTGGCGACAGCCCTTACGCATAAGGAGATAAATCGTGGCACTGACACAAGTAATAGGCGCAGGTATTGGTGCTGGTAATACTGTTACTGGTGAAGGCAGTGCCACGACATCCTTGCAGCAGGGGCTGTGTAAGTGCTGGGGTCACTTCGAGGGGTCTGATACCACGCTAGATGATAGCCTTAATACAACAAGCATTACAGATAATGGTTTAGGAAATTATACTGTAACCATAGCTAACGACATGAGCAATGCAAACTATTCACTGTCTATTGGGGCGGATTGGGATGTTGTTTCGAGTAGCACCTGTCATGGCTCATCTAACACTGTGGCAACAGGAAGTTTTATAATTCGCATAAGAAATGGCGGCTCACATGCTGATAAAGACAACGTGACCTACAATGTTGCAGGAGACCTTGCATAATGGCATATATAGGTAAATCACCAGACAAAGGTGTCCGCAATAGGTTTATCTACCAAGCTACTGCTGGTCAGACTAGCTTTAGTGGTAGTGACAGTGACGCAAAAACATTGACCTATGTTGATAGCCTGTATATGGATGTGTACCAGAACGGTGTTCTCTTGAAGCCGGGTACAGACTACACAGCTACGACAGGCACTAGCGTTGTGCTTGTAACTAGTGCGTCACTGAATGACGTAGTTGAGATGGTTGTGTATGACACGTTTGGTGTAGCCAACACATACACTAAGACAGAGAGTGACAACCGCTATCCGTTCAAGGGTAATGACAGCATCATCCGCCTCAACGGCCAGACCATCGACGCAGACATCACTATCGACAGTGACGAGAATGGTGTGTCGGCTGGGCCGATTACACAGAATGCCACCGTCACTGTTAATGGATATTGGAGCATCGTATGACCAGCGTATTGAATGTAGACACGATTGCTGACAAGGCGGGTAGTGGTCCGGTTGCGCTGACGAAGCAAAGTGCGGCAAAGGTTTGGTCATATTTTGAAGACCAATCCGTAACAAATTCATTTAACGTGAGCAGCGGGACAGACACGTCTGCCGGTGTTTTTGATTTAACCTTTACTAATGCTTTCAGCACTGACGGTTGGTCTGGGCAATACACGCATGAAGACCACGTTAATTATATTTCTGCTAGTGGTCGTGCCACAAACACACTAAAGACAGTTTCTAAAAATAGCAGCAACACTACTGTTGATGCTACTGATGGAAATGTTGTAGTTCACGGAGACCTCGCATAATGGCAAGCGTACTCAAAGTCGATGAAATGCAGGGTGTAACCAGCGCAGGTGATATCACGATTACCGGCGAGGGTGGCAGTGCAACGATACAGTTGCAGCAGGGGCTGGCGAAGGCATGGATGCATTCTGATTTTTCTTCTTTGCAAGACAGCTTTAATGCCTCTTCTCTTGTAGACACTGGTTCTGGGGATAATGGAATTAATTATACTTCTAGTATGAGCAGTGCTAATTACAGCGTTGGCGTCAAATCTCAGCCTACTAGCGGCAATGATACAAACTTAAACTCCATTGTAAAATTTAACAGTCAAACATCGTCAGCAGTTAATGGTCAGGCCGGAAATGTTGCTGGCGCACTTTTTGATTGCCCTGCTATTTATATTACCGTTCACGGAGACCTCGCATAATGGCTAGCGAACTTAGAGTAAACACCCTGAAGGATGCAGCCGGTGCGAACAGCGTGGGCATGTCGTATGTCGCAGAGGGTACGGCAAAGATGTGGGTTGCCGCTGAGACGGACGCACAGCCATTTGACTCGTTCAACACGGCATCGGGAACAGATAACGGAACCGGCGACTACACCTATGCCTTTACGAATGTGATGAGCAACGACGACTATTCCATTACTGGTGGCTGCTCGTATGCCCTTATCTTGTCATTCGACCATCCAGAAAGAACGACCTCTAATTACAATGTAAGGATTTTTGCAAGAACGGATAGTCTGACCAATGACAATGCCAAGAACAATCAGGCAATTCACGGAGACCTCGCATGAGTAAGGCAGCAGAACTCGCCGCACTGATTGGTTCGCAGACGGCGTTGTCGAACAGGAACCTCATCATCAACGGTGCGATGCAGGTGGCGCAGAGGGGTACGTCCAGCACCGGTCAGGGTGCGTCTGACTTGTTCCTTGTTGACCGGTTTCACCTCAACACAAATGGCAACTCTGCTGGCAGGTTTACTGTCACACAAGAATCTGATGGCCCTAGTGGCATCCCCAATTCTTTGAAGCTGGCTTGCACCACAGCCGACACATCAATCGCAGCCAGTGAAAGGTTTTTCATTGAACAGCGATTAGAGGGGCAAGACCTTCAACGTATAAAAAAAGGCACCAGCGATGCAGAAGCAATCACTGTGTCCTTTTATGTGAAGGGCAACGCAGCAGCAACATATGTCGTTGGCATCTATGACAGTGATAACAGCCGCCAGATTGGCGCACAGTTTTCTGTGACGACATCGTGGAACAGGGTGTCTGTTACATTCCCCGCAGATACGGGTGGAAGCGCACTAGATGATGACAACGCCGAAAGCCTGTCGCTTCGTTTCTACCTACACGCTGGTTCAACATATACCGGCGGCACGTTGCAGACAGCTTGGGATTCTGCTGTGAATAACGAGCAAGTGGGCGGCGGCACCACCTCTATCTTTGACAGCACCAGCCGCACATTTTTCCTGACAGGAGTCCAGCTTGAAGTTGGCGAACAGGCCACGCCGTTTGAGCATCGGTCCTTTGGCGATGAGTTGGCTAGATGTCAGCGGTACTACGAAACAGGAAGGTTTTCTTTTAAGGTTCCCACAGAAGGAGTCTCAAACCTAGCTTCTGGAATAGGTGGGTATCATTCTTTTGTTACAACTAAAAGAGCAGCACCAACCTTAACTTCGTCTAATTCAACGGCCGAAAACGTCGATACCACATCACTCAGCCCTTACACATCGGGAATAGAATTTAATGGTAGGGTAACTACTGGCACTCGTTCTCGCTGGATTGGCTCATTCACTGCGGATTCGGAGTTGTAAATATGAATGAAATGACTATTACGGCAGCGAAATACATCGCAGATGAAGATAGCAATAACATCTGCATTGTAGCCACCATTGACACTGTTGAAATGTCTGTGCCTTTAGATGGCGGCAACCGTCACTACGACGAAATTATGCGTCAGGTCGCCGCCGGTACGTTAACAATCGCTGATGCTGACTAATGGAGATGGCGATGGAACCCGTACTCAAAACCCAGATGGAACTTGAAGCACACGAGAAGGAGTGCGCCATCCGGTATGCTTCTGTGCAGGAAAAGCTGGAGTCACTCGACAAGCGCATGTGGCGGCTAGAAGCAATGATTATGGGTAGCACTGTTCTCGTGGTAGCAATGGTAGTATCAGTATTTATGGGAATTAAGTAATGGCAATGTTCAAAGCATTCAAGCCCAGCGGTATGCAGAAGATTGCAAATGCAATGGGCTATCAAGGTGATATGTCAGGCTTCCAAAGCTTCTTGGCACAAGACCCTATGCGTCAACAGCAGATGCAGCAGTACCAGCAGAAGGCCATGCAGATGGCACGTGGTGGTGTGGTAAGGATGCAAGAGGGTGGTGCAGTACCACCTGCTACTGAGCCAGCACCGCCGCCAGAAAACGTGAAGGAAGCTACTGTACAGCGTATGTTTGATCCCGCCCTGCCAGCAGGTGGTGTTACGCAGGTAGCCGCTACTCCTAGTGAAGCAGGTCAGTATATTCAGCCGGGTGTGGGTACAGTAACTGGTGCAGTAGCAGTGCCTACAGCTATGGCTACAACTGCTCAAGCTGCACCTGTGCAAGAACAACAGGCTGCAACAATGGAGGCCGCGCAAGCCGCACCAGCAGTTGCAAGTGCAGTTCAGGCTACCCAAGCAGCACAGGGTACTGTAGACCCCCGTGCGCAGGTCACTGCGGCCCAGCAAACGGCATCCAGTGTTGGGGACTTGACAGCAGCGCAAGGAAATGCTACACTAATAGATAATCCTGTACAACGTGAGATTCAAGATGGTGAACTTATCTCTGGTGCCGCTGCGGATGCTACTAAGGCTGCACAGTTTACTGAACAGGTACAAGCTGCAGAGGCAACACCGACTACACAAGCTACGGTACAGGGACAGCTTGCACAGCTTACTGCCAACTTTGATGCTGCCAATCCTCCTGCATGGGCTGCAGGTGCTATGCGTAATGCTACAGCAGCTATGGCATCTCGTGGTCTTGGTGCAAGCAGCCTTGCAGGTCAAGCAATTGTGCAAGCTACCATTGAAGCTGCGCTGCCTATTGCACAAGCAGATGCCGCTACGATGGCTCAGTTTGAAGCGCAGAACCTTTCCAACAGGCAACAACGTGCTATGCTTGCTGCACAGCAACGCGCACAGTTTATTGGTCAGGAGTTTGACCAAGCCTTTCAGGCTCGTGTGCAGAATGCCAGCCGCATTGCTGATATAGCGAACCAGAACTTTACTGCAGAGCAGCAGGTGCAGCTTGAGAATAGCCGTGCTGCCAATACAATGAATTTGAACAACCTGTCCAATCGACAGGCACTTGTAATGTCAGAGGCTGCGGCACTTGCACAGCTTGACACGCAAAACCTCAACAATCGTCAGCAGTCTGCCGTACAGAATGCTCAGTCCTTCTTGCAGATGGATATGGCTAACTTGTCTAATCAGCAGCAGACTGAACTGTTTAAGTCTCAACAGACTATTCAGTCACTGTTTACAGATCAGGCTGCAACCAATGCAGCACGTCAGTTCAATGCCACTAGCCAGAACCAAGTGGATCAGTTCTTTGCTAATCTGGCTACGCAGACTTCGCAGTTCAATGCCGCACAGGCAAATGCACAGGCGCAGTTCAATGCGGGGCAAGCTAATACAGTTGAACGCTTCAATGCTGAGATGAACAACCAGCGTGACCAGTTTAATGCACAGAACCAGACTGTCATTGCGCAGAGCAATGCTCAGTGGCGTAGGCAAATTGCTACTGCAGATACTGCAGCAGTCAATCGTGCAAACGAGTTGAATGCAAAAGCCGTGCTTGATATCAGTAATACTGCATATAATAATCTGTGGCAATATTACGCAGATAGCATGGAATATGCTTGGGAAGCTGCCGACAGTGAACTTGATCGACTGAATAACTTGGCTGTAGCACAACTTAGTGCTGATGCAACTAAAGATGCGCAGAAGATGGCGAGCAGTTCACAAGCTGGTTCTGCCCTTGGTGGCTTGATTGGTACCCTTGGTAGTGCCTTTATAGAGTTTGGATAGGATATAAGATGCCGATTACTAATCCCACACCTACGATACATCAGAACATCCGACTGGCTATGGAAAATAGTACGGATGAAAAACCTGTAGAGCAAAAAGGTGGTCTGCTTGGCCCTAAAAAGCCAATGACGCAAAAGCAAGATGACAACGATATGTTGAACCCTACGAAGCGTGTGGCTATGTACATTAAAACAATCCAACAGAAGCGAGAGGAATTGAAGAATGGCTGAACTTAATGCTGTACCATTTGATGCTCCTATTCCCGGTCAGTCGCTTACGGCTGAACTTGGCTCTCGTCCATGGCAGCAGCCAGCACAGTACACTACGGTAGAAGAGGCACTGGACTATTATATTCCTCGTCTGCAGTCAGAGGAAGTGTCGGCACAACTTCTTGACGTACTTGAGATGGGTATCCCTGTGACTACGGTTGCCAATACCATGCAGCTTGGTAGCGTCATGGAAGGCAAGCACAGTGTTGATGTAGGTATGCTTATCCTCCCTGTATTGGTTGAGTTGATTATGCTCATCGGAGATACGGCTGGTGTTGAATATACCACAGGGCTTGAAAAAGATAAGGTTACACGCAGTTCTCTTGTTGATCTTGCTGTAACTAAATTCAAAGAAAAAGATGAAGGGGGAGAAGCTACTGATCCTTCTGATGCACAGCCGGTTATTGATAGCATGAAAAAAGCTGCCGAAGAACGTGTCGGTGGTCTGATGTCCAGAGGTTCTTAATATGGCGTTTCTTAATCTAGGTTCATTTGGTGAAGGTTTTGTAACGGGTTTTGCTACAGAGGCTAACAAGTCTTTGAAGGATAGCATCAATCGTATCAATACCCGTGTGGATAAGCTGAAAGACTTTCAGGTGCAACGCGCAATCAAAGACCAAGATAAGCGTCGTGCAGAGATTGAAGAAAATAAGAAAGCACTGGAACGTGCCTATGCTGTGCTTGGCGGGGATGCCGATGCAGAAAGGGCTATTGCATATGCTGGTGGTCTGCTCAAAGAACGTGGTAGTGTAGCAGCTTTCAATAAACGCATTGACGAGTTACAGGCCGCTAAAGATAGCGGTTATGATATTATGTCGTACTTTGATCGTGCTAGTTTCGATGCTCCTGCAGGTACATTAGACGATTATGCTATTGCCGCTGCCGGTGCGCCACAAACATTTGCCACAGACTACCGTATTCCCGAAGGAATGG